CGTAATCTGATAGCCTGAGCGATTCAGAATTCCTCCAAACCCTGCCTTTGCAGTCTTCGTTCCTTTCGTTTAAGTTCACTTTCAATCCTGTACTTTTTCATTTTTTACTGCATCCCATCCCATCGTTCATCAATTCACAACCCGCAGAATTCATCTTCTGCATTTCTCTTCTTTTCATTCTTGTTTTTCGTTCACTTCCATTTTCTTTGTGTCTCACCACCACATCGACTTTTGGCTTTGTTTTCTCTTTGTTCGTTCCATACTTCTCAACCCGCAGAACTCGTCTTCTGCATTTTCGTTTTCTTCGTTTTCTCATTTTCGTTCAAAAACACAAAAAGATTTTGCTTTCTTTTCCTCTTTTGTCTCTCACGAGACCCTTGTTGTCGTTCACGCCCAGTTGTTTTCACTTGTTTCTCTGTTTTCCAAAACTTTTGTTCTCTTTCTTTCTTCGTTCCATTCACTCCGGTTTTTCTTCAGTTTTGTTTCTCTCCTTTGCACCACTCCATCCTTCGAACGTTCCATTCCTCTTTGTTTTTTGTTCTTCATTTCCACTTCTTTTCATTCTTTTTGTTTCCCCTTCGTTCCTTCCCACACTCCCATCGCGGTATGTCTTCGCCACAAATCATATTTCCTCATACCATGAACGTTCCCAACCTATTCCCATGCGTCTTCGGCTCATTTTCCATGGCTGATACGCGCACACTCCTCTCGTTCCCTACCCCATATCCAAATCTGATTCCACCGGTTTCCATACCGGACGATGGGAAAAAGGCAGGGTCCCCCACCGTTCCCGCTAAGAAGATATGGGTTAAACGTCCTAGACCAAAACTTGTATCTGAAGGCGGCACACTGCCCAATCGCTCTTTTTCCGCTGCGTCGGCTGTTGACTCCGACGGTTTCACACTTGTTTCACCCAAGAAACGGTCTCCGCGGACGCGCGCGCCACCCTCTTTAGCCGATCCACTCCATATCGCCATACGTACGGCGCAGGAACATGGGTTTTTTACCCCATCACGCGCGCGTAATTTTGACGCCCGAACCTCTGTGCGGGCTTTCATCGAACCGCGCGACAAAGACGTCGCCTTTTGTCTTTCTGATTCCGCGACTGGGGGTTATGCGGAGAAATGTTTCAAGAATTGTGACAACTGGGTTTGGGCCTTTAACCTCAAACTCAAACGTATGTGTTACAATACCGTACTTAACGGCATCTGTTTTTCTTTTCGCCCGCGTTATGCACACGCCACACTCTTGGAATTTGTTGAGCATGACCCTCGCCTCGGTCGCACTCTCACTAAAACCCTTTCTTTATTTTCGCGTGGTTATGGGCGTACCTTCAAGCATACTGAGGGGTTCTGTTGGGTGGATTTTCTCAGACCCATACTTAGTACTCTCCCAAACTCCATGCTTGACCGTCCGTACATTTCCGTCGCGGATATAAAGTTCTTTACGAACGAATCTCGCCTTCCGACTAATCTAAAGCTTACCCGCACTGGGCAGAGGCTTTTTCATGTCGACGCGCGTGGGTCTTTCATGCTTGACCTTATCCCAGACGACGCGTATATAGGCGCCAGTAACTCAAAACTGACTGATGAGCACAATGACGATTCCATGTACGGTCAAATCGTTAACACTGTGCTTAACAAATTCAGCATCACTAAATATGATCAATTTTCGGGCTTTCTGGATAAGCAATTGCATAACCTTTTGTGCAGTAAACACGAGAACTTCGAGAGTAAATCCCCCGTCATAATCACAGTGGTTTTAACCCCTGAGGAGAAGGATACGCTGTCTAAAGCTTACCCCGAATTTCGTATACACTTTAAAGACAGTGTACTTTCCTCCCACGGCTTTCTTAATGCCTCTAGAACGCTTGAGAACGAACTTTTTTATTTTAAGTTTCGAAGTGTGAATTATATCGACATTGGGGGTTCCGTCGTTTACCACTTCTCTCGCGGACACTTTAACGTACACTGCTGCAACCCTATACTGGATTCGAAAGACAGTCCACGTTTTTATAACGCCATTTTACGACTGTCAAGCCACAATTTCAGTAAGGACAAACCCATGTCTAGCGTAGAGTTGAGAATGCACAAATTTCTGGAGGACTATTCATCTCGGTTTTGCACACTCCAAGCGCACATTTGCGAGTTTAAAGCAAACTACGCGTGTGCAGTACAAGTCTACGATCTGAACGTCCGCGATTTTGGTGAGATTATGGTAAAGAGGGGTATACAAGTTTGTTTCGTTTCTTTTGTGTATGCTGCGGAGTTACTAGCTGAGTGCGATGAGATCTTGTGCGCCAAAAGCAATATGCTTATACGCAGGGAAGGCGTGTTCAGCGTGTTCTTCCCCAACGGTTCTGGGGATGGTTACAAGCACGACAGATCAAATATAGAATCCTTCTTTAGAACCAGAAGTTTCGTGACACCTAACGGTAGCCACTATTCTGTGGAATTCGTTGAGGATAGAGCTGATTCGAAGATCTTCATGATCACAAAGACTGTCATGGAATCGCTGGTGCACAGTAAAAGCAGACTCATACCACGAGTTCAAACGAATAAGGTCATCATAAATATACCTATTGTGGACCAAAATTCGAGGCGCACGAAGAAACTCATTGTTGACAAGGACTTTATGGCTCGCGTCACACTTTATGCACTTAATGCCTGTCCCGTAGTCAATGATCGCACTTTTGAAACTATTGTTTCTAACATACGCTCGCAAAAGACCCACGTCGTCGTCGCCGGGAAAGTTATTCATTCACAAGTCGAACTCACGGTCGAAGAGTGTGCAGGTCTTGCTGCCGCGGTTTTGGCAAATGCAACCAGACAGCGTTCGGTTTATTTACAGGAGGCAAAGCGTATAGCTCTACTCTCATCCACGCCCGGGATACTTAAAAGTATAAAGATCTTCGTGAGTGTCATTTTTGACAGCATTAAGTATATTTTCAAGAAACTTTGGGTGACCGTCGTTGTTAACAACTTACCTGCTTTCATCCGGAGTAAGTTTTTGAATGACGTTGATCTGATCTCGGAGATCGAGGAATTTATTGAAATTTCCACGTCCTTTGAGGATTTTTCCCTCAATACTTGTACCAACTTCGATGTCTTGGGAACATACAATGCGTGTTTTCAAGATCTTAAAGAGAATCTATCATACTCTTCTAACAATAGTATACTCAGATCGCACATTAACGGTGGCTCTGGGTTTCCAGGACCCACCGAGAGCGGTGAGAAGGAAAACACCCTCTCAAATGAGGAACACCACGATCTACAGCGGGAAGGTCTTTTTGGTGGAGATCGCGACAACGAGGATATAAGGGCAGAGGTTGAAAAGATGTACGAAAGGCTGGGACTCGAAATTCCAAAAGTTAAAAAGAGGTTGCTAGATTCGAACCTATTTGGGATGGTTTCATCGCGTCTTAGTTCCTTTTGTAAGGATTTTTTACCGTGTTTACCTTCCTTTTCGACTTGTCTGAAGTATGGTTATCATATTGCAAACATTTTCATACATAAGGTTTTAAGTAAATCGCTGTCTTGCGGAGCCTTGCTTATCTCCGGCGTTTTCGCAGTACCTACTAAGGTCATTTCCACTGTTACGAATGGTGCTAAGAACGCTCTCTTTTACAGAGACTCTGGGGTTAGCACACTCGAATTTCAAAATTTCAGTATAGATGAGATTTCGAAATCACTTTCCCGTGTGGAGGATGTGCGGACTGCCCAACTTGCTGAAGTCGAACGCAGTTTAAAATGTCTAACTCAGGTTTTTGGGGAGGAAAGGTTTAAAAGCATGATCTCTAGCAGGGGTAACACGCGCGATTCATCGGTTTTATCTCTATGCACCACCCCTTTTACCATAGGACTAGTTCTGGGAACATTCCTCTTGGTACGCTACTTTAAACCCGTTGGGTGTTCAGACTTTTTCCGCGACGCACTCTCTCATTGCCTGACGCTGAAGTCACGCATGGCGAACCACTTAGATTCTAAGTTCGCTCGCAAAAGACTGTGTGATATTTCTAAAATTTTGAACAAGGTTTCAAGGAATGTACTCACAGTGAGTAGACCCAATGGTACAGTTGAAACATTCGCAACTCTGGGTACACTTATGTATCCGGTTGCTCCGTACGTCTGCTTCGGCTCGACGGCCTTAGGCATTTCTGACTTGACTATAGGTAGTGCGATTTTTACCCTCTTCAAAGTCCTGTTAGGCCGAAGACCTGGGTTCGATGTTCATACTTTGAACACTAGTATCTTCCTTTTAAAGAAGTTTGGTTTTGGAAAAAGAATTCTTGAGGTCATATCTCCGAAACGTTTAGACGATGATGCGGATGATGTAAGTGGAGGTATCTTTCGTCCGGGTTTGTGTCTACCGAGGCTTAAGGATGTTCAAGACCCTATGCTTGAAGATAGTCTAAAACTTAAGAATGATCTTGATACGGCGAAAGAAGAGTTTAATACCATTCTACATATGTTTAATGAGGAATACGTAGCACCAGCTTCCGAAGCGGGTGACGACGAGACTTCGGGTTTAGGTGCGCACGATTATGAGCGACACTCTAACCCCGAACCACAAGTGTTCTCGGAACCGGACGAGGTGCACGATAATAATGATAAGACGCGCGATGAACTACGAACAGACATTACCTCACCATATGCCCGGAAGGTGGTTCAAACCTTCGAACCGGAAGAAGAGGTACAGATTGAGGCTTTTCTCGATCTTTGCTTTTCAGACACTACTGTGGTGGATGTCCCATACGACGACGCGCATACGACACCATCTGATGAACACATGCAAAGGGATCTTATAGATTTTGAATCACCGCTCCCAGTTACTTCCGTCTGTGAGATCACGGAAATTATCGAAGAGTCTCCTCAGCACGTGAATAGCACACTCTCTCTTAACCACAGAGCGGATCTCACTGCTCCATTTACTGAGAATGACGACTGCGTATCCATTGCTTCGTGCGACTCTTCGTCATCTTCTGGAAGTTATGTTGCTCCACATCTTCGTGACGAATTTCAAAGAGCTATCAGCTCCCGGAGACATAAGGACGAATTATCAAATTTTTCAAAATCATTGAACGCGTCTAGTACACCTCCCGTCATCCTGATGAAGGGCACCGTTTTTTCGTACAACGCTATTCTTGAATTTTACTACAAACTTAAATCAGACGTGTACAATATGCACAACAGTCTACTTCTTGCGTCTAATACGTGTTTCTTTCGTAAGGGAAACTTGTACTTAACAGATTCTGTTGAAAGTAGGAATAAAGGTTTTGCGTACGCTGACGCGAGTACGAAGAGGCTTTTGCGTAACGGGAAAACCGCACCTGGTACCATTGAAGACTATAGAGTCTGTTTTTCCAAAGTCACAAACACCTTTCTACTTACGGAAGATGCTCTTAAATCGGAAGAGAACATTGGTACCTTACTAGTTAATGACGGGTGTAAACTATTCCAAGAGGATAGGATACACAAATGCCTCGATGTGTTGAACATGGACGCACAGTTCGTACAAAACTTCTTTAAAGAATGCTCGGTGCGTACGGTCAATGCACCACCAGGTGGTGGTAAAACTTACACGTTAGTTGAGCATGCTTTCAAAGCAAGCAAGATGGGAACTTCATACGCGGTTTGCACGGCTAATAGAAGTAGCGCACAAAACATCGTCAAGAAGCTCAGCACGAAGCTGAAAGTCAAAGAACAGCAGATTAGAAAGAAAGTCAGGACGGGCGACTCGTGGTTAATTAACGGAACGTACAAAGTCGACAAACTCTTTGTTGATGAGTATTTGATGTTTCATCTGGGACAATTACTTTCAATCATCATAAGCTTCAAACCAAAGAATGTCATTTTATACGGGGATATAAACCAGATTAGGTTCATTAACCGTAATGTTGGTTTAATCTGCCGTTTTGACGATACCACACGTATGGGTTTCCCTACCGAACATCTTTCTATTTCTTACAGATGCCCCGCTGATGTGTGTTACTTCTTATCTACACACTTAAATGAGAACAAACAACTCTCTTACCCAGAAGGAGTTAAAAGCAAGGCCGAACCAACGATCCTTAAGTCGGTTTCAAAACGTTCGATCTCTGCAGCCGTTGACATTGACTACAAAGAATACGACGGGATTCTTACTTTCACACAGGAAGAGAAAAAAGAAGTCATGGCTGCCATAAAGATTAATCATAAGGGTTTCGACGCTTCAATTGTCAAAACTGTTCACGAAGCGCAAGGTGAAACGTTCAAATCTGTTGCACTAGTACGCACAAAAGCTATAGATGATAATATCTACGATTCTAAAAGTCACATTCTTGTTGCTATTAGCAGGCACACCCACAGCTTCAGGTACTATGTCATAAGCAAGAAACTGAATGATTCGGTTGGCAAGCATGTTGACGAGTTGTCAACTCTTAAGGAATCTTTGCTTCAAGGGTACGTTGTAAACGATTGTTCCTAGCATTTACTTGCGGTCTGACTTCAAGGACTTGTCCTTGCCGTTGACGGCTTGTCGTAACCCCAGAGCTCACATCGAGAGTATTAACAGCTTTCTCGAGTATGAGATTAACGGCTCTACCGCCATTGATTTCATCACACGCGAGCGCGACATCGAGTTTGAGGAGTTTCATACGGTAATAACTGATTGTACGATTAGCGATTCGGGTAAACCGTATCGCACACCACCGCGAGTGCGTGATATTCCTTATGTTCGTTCTCAAATTGGCGGACCGCGACAGAACACCACTAGGCAAAATATTTTTACGTTTGAGAACAGGAATTTCAACGTTCAAAGTGTACGTGCCTCTTACTCTCCTATCGATTTCCCGAAACGAGTCGCCAAGACGTTTGCAAAAGTTTACTTAGACCCGCGCAAATTGAACGAGGTACGTAATGACATTACGGGCATATCACTTAAAGATTTAGGTGATTGGTTAGATACTAGAGATCCTTCGGCACTCAAGCTGTTGAGTAATGATGTTGTGGGCACACCCAACTTACTTGACGACTTAATTTCTTTTAAATCTATGGTCAAATCTGATGTAAAGCCCAAGTTGGACGATTCTGTTTTGACCAAACTTGTCGCCGGTCAGAATATTATGTATCATCGCAAGTATATCAACGCATTATTCTCACCGTTCTTTAATCAGATCTTTTCAAAGATCATCTACTGTTTGCTCCCGAAATTTATTATTTACAATAAAATGTCTTTAGAGGAATTCGCAGAACAGATCTCACTCCGCCTGGTGCGCGACATCGACGACCAAATTTGTACTGAGATCGATTTCTCCAAATTCGATAAGTCGCAGGATTCGCTTATAAAGAACATCGAAAAAGAGATCTATACACTCATGGGTGTTTCTGACGAGCTTTTAGCACTTTGGGAAGTCGGCGAGCATACTAGTAGATTCCGCACTAGTGACAAATCCTTTAGTGGAACTATTGGTGCGCAAAGACGGTCTGGCGCTAGTAATACTTTTTTAGGGAATACTATCACTACTATGGCGATATTATCCATGTATTACACGTACGAAGATTGCGAACTTTGTATGTTTGCAGGTGATGATTCGCTGATACTAGGTAGTAAGTCTCTAGACGATTGTTGCGAGCTCATAAATAAGGACTTCAATATGGAATCCAAATTCATTCATAACTCCACCCCATATTTTTGCTCTAAATATATCTTAAGCTTCAATGGGAAAGCCCTGGTGGTACCAGATCCTTATAAGATGTTGGTTAAGTTGGGCAAGAGTTATTTTGATTCCAAATCTAATGTTGATGAAAGATTTCAGTCTTTTAAGGATTTAACTTCTTCTTACGACAATGATTTGGTTGTTAGCAAGCTAGTTTTTTACCACAGTCTTAGATATAAACCAAATCCGTTTTGCACGGAGGCCGTGTCAGTGATACATTGTCTTTCATCGAACCTCGCTCAATTTAAACGTTTATATTTCTTTGATAACGGAGTGACGCTTACCGCAAGTTTAGCGGAAGCAGATTCAAGTGGTGATAATTTTGGTTGAAGTTCAATGGTTTATGGTTGTGGGCTTTCTTCCTCAGTTCTCGGAGATGTACTGATTTTAATTTCAATCGTATTTATTTTTGTCTCAGCGGGTTTTGCATTCGGTCGATATACGAAACCTACGAGTGTTTTAGTAGATAATAATAACGGTTCGAGACGGTTTTCTAGCTCCATCCCACCTATATAATCAATATGAACGTGGGTTTTGATTTCGGTACCACTTTCAGTACCCTATGTGTAGGGTTCGATGGTTCTGACGCTGCGTATCTTGATGCAGATGCTGAGATATTTATACCCACGCAACTTTTTATTACTGAGGATAAACGCGTCTACATTGGTGGTAGTGCTAACGTCATGGTCGCTCAAAAGGTTAAGGGCGTGTTCTTTTATGACCTGAAAAGATGGATAGGGGTTACTGAAAAGAACTTCTCCACTTTTAAAGAAAAGATCAAACCGGCTTATGACGTTATGTTCACCAATGGGGAATTAGTGATGCGTGGGGTAGAAAAATCGTGTTCTTTACCTCTTCCACTTACCACCCTTATACAACTTTTCTTCACCGCATGCTTCAAACTCATCACGGAGAAGTACTCACAAGAGGTTTTAGGTTGCGTCTGTTCAGTACCCGCAGATTTTGACACTGCGAAAAGGAGTTTTCTGATTAACACATGCAGGAAACTTGACGTTAAGCTTCACGCAATTATTAACGAACCGACTGCGGCTGCTCTGGGTCACTTTCTTTCGGACTCTGCGTCTGACGCGAGTGATAAACTTTTCGTTTACGATTTTGGTGGTGGCACCTTTGATGTTTCGTTAATGTTCAAGAAAGGTTACAATATATTTGTAGAGTCTAGTTTTGGTGACAACCGCCTTGGAGGAAGAGATGTGGATCTAGCCTTGAGCGAGCTTATCGTTAATAGATACAGACTGGATATTTCCCCTTCTAAGTTCAGCCTTGCCATTTCTAAGGTCAAGGAAGACGTGTTAACCGATAACACTAAAACTGAACACCTGGTTAACTTCGGTGACAGATTTTTAAAAATTAATGTAACAGAGGAGGATGTGCGGAACGTTGCCAGACCTTTCATCGAAAGAACATTCGATATGATCGATAAGATTCATCATGAATCCAGAGATTGCGTCGGAGACCTTCTCCTCATAGGCGGGTCGAGTAAACTCCCCGGTATTTTAGAGATGGCTAACGAGAGATCATATATTTTTAAAACGATTTCAAGGGACGACTATAGGTCAGCGGTCGCAAAAGGGTGTTACATACGGTTACAAACTCTTTCCGGAGAAAGTAACTTACGTCTTTCTGACGCCGCAGCACATTTCTTGAGTGACGAAAGGATACCCTGGAACCCTTTACCCTTTCTTGCCAAGGGTGAGGCTTTACCGGCTACCCGTTCCGTTGATTTGTCTTATCCAAACACGGGGTTTAAGACTGGTGTTAACATTTACGAAGGTGAGAGTAACAGAGTATACAACTCAACTCGAATCTTCTCTTGTGACGTTAGTATATCTGATTTTGTACCGAAATCTGGAAAGGACCCACTTAAAATTACTTATAGTATAAACGCGTCCGGAACTTTGAGCGTCACCGCGCTTTCACAAATAACTGGTAATCAAATACCTCTCATTAATATGCTCGAAGAAAAAATCTCGAAAGCTGATTTTGCGAAATACAAATTTATCGATATGTCCAAGGGCCTGGAACAAAAAGCTATTTATGACTACTATATTTCTCTTAATAGGTTTGCGAAGAACAAAAATGTTATCTCCTCCGACCCGGAGTTATTTGATGAGGAGACGTTTAGAAGTTTAAAAGGCGAATTGGGCGAAATAAGCTGGGAAAACATTGAGAATTTTCGACGTGACCTAAATATTTCCTGACGCTAACACTTTTATTTTACAATGGGTTGTAAAGTGATCTACAATAGTACATTTCACGATAAACTTTCTATGTTTTTAGGGAAATATGATGTATCCGAAACCTTTACAGAGTATACTACACACATTAAAACGAACGTGCATAAATTCACCGATTGCGTTTTAGATGTTGATAATAAGTATTCAACGTACGGTACTCTAAGGTTCAGGTTCAACGTGCGACTGAATGAGTTGTATAGTAGCACAACAGAAACCATCACCGCTTGTTATATAGTGTACTTGGTGATGGTCGCACACAATATAGAGTCTAAGTCACCTTGGAGTGTACGTTCCAATATCGAAATTCTTTTTCGGTGTGACGAACTACCATGGAGGAAGTATCTAGATAAGGACCTAATTACACTTCATAAGGAAGGCATTGTAAAGACTAAAGGCCCGGCTATGGAGGATATTGTTAGAGTATCCAACAGATACGGCATTGGTACCACCGATGATAGATACATGATCATTGAAAAGTTATATACGATACTCAACAGGGAACCGACTTTAGATGAGATTGAAGGTAAAGTAATATTACCTACGTTCACTGAATTGGAATGTGTACCTGCGGTATTTACTACTAGGAGTAAAAACCCACTAGAACTCATCATTACGACAGGTTATACAGATTTTTACAATTTCCAGAGGTCCACTTCGACCATGAGTCGTTTGGCTACTATAACCTACGTTCTTGATAATGTTTTAAGCGCGTACAAACGTTTTCACAATTTGGTCTTGAATCCGAGCGATATACCCAGATTCATTTTAGGTAGACTCTTTCGCATACTCTTGGTACAAGAACCTCACAACGTAACTTTCGACGCCAGAGTCTTCTGGGGTAGGAGCCTAAGAGATGACATATCTTGGATACTTAATAAATTTTACGGTTTGGACCTACACGTCTCAGATTTAGACATAATTTATACCACTGAAGTTCTGGAAGGGGAGATCTTTAATGCATCGCCGCTATTCTACAAATTCAGGTTGGATTACAACTCTGAATTCGGAGAACTGACGGCGTCATATGTCGCTCTTAGGCGAGATTTGGATTTAGCGCTTACTAAAGATTTGGTCACAGGATTTTACAGTGAACCCGAGAATAGTAATTTACCACTCACCGACACCGCTACTGCTCTTGTGATTATAATCACGTGGTTAGCTTTATACAGGACGAATAGAAATCGTATATATAAAAAACCGCAATCTATCTTAGTTTCTTACGGAAGCGACGACACCGAGTACTTCGTATCTATGGTTGAAGTCCAAAAGGTCTTCGATCTGTATCAAGAGAGACATAGAAGTATCCGTAACATCGAAAGAGCTTGGGCCACACCAAGGGCATACGCTGTCGTCGTTTTGTTCGATATCTTCCAGTATAGAACGGAACTATGGAGCGAGATGAACATACCTGATAATATGAGGTTCGATTTTATAAAGGGCTTGTGTTGCAGACCGGATATAAATAAGAGGCATCTCTTCGCTATCCTCAGATATTTCGACGCTAGGGGTTCGATGGATATTTTGAATCCTGTCGGTCTTAAACCAGACGGTTTGCCTTTCTTACTGTAACTTACGGTGTATGTTACGCGTTTCATATATATATTGGATCTACATTTTCGAGCACAATTACCGTTGCTCCGTATTATAATTAAAACACCTTTTCGCTCATTTCGACATGGGAAAAGACGATATTAAACCGGTCACAGGTGATTCTTCTAGCTCTGAGGTCACTGTCTCGAAGTCAATTGGAGATTTTTTAATGAACCCGGACCCAACAGTTACCTTTGAATTTGATGTTAAAACTCTACCTAATATAAAGGAAGCAGCAGCACCAGGTACTATTTCTGATAAATCCTTCGCATACGCGACGAGTGAATTGAAGCGCGTTTCGGGCGTTACAGACGACAAACTTTTTAATGAGAATTATATGATAGGCGTATGCCAACTCTTGGTTTACCACAATACGTGCGAGAAAGGTCCTCCCGCGGAAACAGGTTTTGTCACCGTCGACATTGGTGGTAAAGACTACAAAATTGTATGGCAGGAAGTGAAAGCGATCATTGATAGGGCACTGCATGGTGCGGGGAAGAACCCGTTAAGGTTGTGGGCTAAGCGTCTCTCACCTTTGTGTTCCGCTTTAATTAAGAACAAGCAGATAAAGATAGCTGATACCACCGCCGCTTCGTGGGGATCTACCGGTGAATTCGATGAAGTTTGCTTCGATTTTTATGTGCCCCCGAAGAATGCTGACTTGGAAAGTCGCAGCGCAGCTTTTATGAAAACTAAGGTTGCTTTCTCTCAAAAGAACGCGACTGAACGTAAACATAAAGAAGTCAACGTCATTCAGACCATCGATGGATACAGGATTTAATTTAGCTTTAAAAGATCTAAAAGTGTTATACTGTAGTGATCATTTTTTGAAATCGAACAGATTCCATATAAATGACGTTATACACTCGAACTCTACTTTCGAAAACGAATATGTCGTTAAAACAATATCTCTTCTGAGCAATAATATGATAGGTTATATGGATGCGTATTTCCAATACGCGGATCCTAGTTTTAGCGAGACACAAATGGACCAACATGAAACTAGATCTATAATGTTTAGTTCGAAGGTTTTAAAGGATACGTTGCACGGTATAAAACTCGATCACGAAGGTAACGTTATATGCAGGATGTTCGCTGTTTTCGAGGAGATCAACGATAAACCAATTTATTCGATCTACTGCAACAATGTTTAAAGTATTTTATATGTTTCTAGAAGTTTAAAGTTATATTCTGTATTTCTCTCGATTTTATAGCAACCAAGATGGTCGATGTAGATTATGACGACATTTTTAAATACATCATGTCCTATATATATGAAGTGTTGTCGGGGTTCTACACGTTTACCGACGAACCACTAAATTACACGACATTCGACATGGTGTGTAATCAACTCACCTCTATACCTGATGAAGTTGTATATGACGTCTGTAATAAATATATGATTAATGTTGCGTCTAAGAAAACGCAAGTGCAGACTTTCAATGTTTTCGATACTATAGACTACCTCACGAAGATTTCAGTCGTCGATTCAGTGAGACAACTCTGCGATAACATTGTTTTCAATCAAAAAATGCGATATCACATACGCAAACTTCCGGGGGTTCCGGAGGTGTTTGACAAGGTTTCTGGTTGTAGCGTGATGTCCACCAACGATGTAAAAACTTGGTTGTTATCCGAATTGAAAGCAGTTGACGAAACGTACTTTGATTCGGTTACGATCGACTCTTTCGAACTGCATTTTAATATTAGGGATGCAATAGATAGAAATCTCTCTATGAAAGAGAAAAATATCAAACGAGCTCTATGCATGACACACGTCAAGATGGATACTCGTATTTGTGAATTCGTTTATCTTGTGTTTGGTATTAATCTTTAAAATAAT